CGCCCGCGCAATCCTGATGGAACGTTCATGTCTGCTACTGAAATTGAAGCAGCGCGCATTCGAGAGCAGCAAAGCGGTCAGCAACAGCAGGGTCAGCAGAGACAGGATGATCAAGGCCAGCAAGATCAGCGCATGGTGCCGTTGGCTGCGCTACATCAAGAACGTCAGGCGCGCGCAGAGCTTGCCCGCCGCGCGCAGCTAGCCGAAGCGCGAATGAACGCGATGCTGACTGCGCAGCAAGGATCAGGACAGGGACAAGAACAACAGCTTCCTGATCTCAATGAAGACCCGGTTGGATATATCCACGGTCTTGAGCAGCGGTTACGTGCGTTTGAAGAAGCGCGTGAAGTTGAAACTCGCACGCGCCAGATTGATATATCTATTGAACAGGATGAAGAGCTGTTTAAGCAAACGCAGCCCGATTATGATACGGCGAGCGACTATTATGTACAAAGCCGCGCGCAGGAACTTCTACAGTTCTACACGCCGCAGCAAGCTCAGCAAGTCATGCTTGAGGAAGCGCGACAGGTTGCTCAACAGGCTTGGCAGCGTGGTCAGTCGGCTGGTGAGATGATCTATCGGTTGGCTGTGGCGCGCGGCTACAATCCTAACCGACAGGGCCAGTATCAAGGATCAGGCCAGCAGCAGGATCAGAACCAACAGGGCCAAGGTCAGGGTCAGCAACGCACAGCAGCCGAAACTGTCCGTGGTATTCGTAACAGTCGGCAGAACAACCGTAGTCTCAGTGGGGCAAGCGGTGGAGCTGGGGCGGGCGCTTTAAATGCCGCTGCTTTGCTGGAAATGTCAGACGATGAATTTGAAGAGTATCTTGCCCTTGGTACTAAGGGGGCAAATGCTCGGTTTGCAGCCGTCGGATAAAGGGGGTTGCAGCGCACCTATCTGATGTGATACGATGCGCAGCAGCGGGTTTCGGGAGGCTCCCGAACTAAAAAGGCCTCCCATCGTACGTTGCCGCACGTTACAGGCGACAGGGGAAGACGCCCTACGGTCTTGCGCATACTCCCGGCGCACAGGGGGTTTCGCGGCGTCCCGGCGTACTGGGTCGGCAGAAACCAACACTTAGGGAGTTTTCAATCATGGCAATGACTGAATTCGGTCCTAACCATCCGCTTGCGGTGCGGTTGTGGGCCAAGCGTCTTTTCGTAGAGTCCCTGCGAGAGACGTTCATTGATCGGTTCATCGGTACGTCCGATAAGAATTCGATCATTCAGATGCGCGATGAACTCGGCAAGACAGCCGGAGATCGCGTTACGTTCGGACTGCGTCTCCAGTTGGTCGGCGCAGGCGTTTCGGGCGATAATACGTTGGAGGGCAATGAAGAGGCGCTCGCCACGTACAACGACACGCTTATCATTGATCAGCTTCGCCACGCGGTTCGCTCGCGCGGCAAGATGAATGAGCAGCGTGTTCCGTTCAACGTTCGTCAGGAGTCAATGGATGGCCTGAAGGATTGGTGGGCGGATCGTCTGGATACGTGGTTCTTCAATCAGGCGGCAGGCTTCACTGCTCAGGGTGACGTTCGTTACACTGGGATGCAGGCTGTACTGGCTCCAGATGCCACGCACATCTTCCGACCGAACGGCAAAACTACCGACGAGTCGCTCACAACGGGCGATGAATTCAGCTTGGCTCACATCGATCGCATGGTCGCGCGCGCCAAGACGTTCAACTCGGCCGGTGGCGGCGCTGTGCCCGTTCGTCCAGTACGGTACAAAGGCGGCGATTACTACGTCTTGTTCATTCACCCGTTCCAGACGTTTTCACTCCGCTCCAACTACAACGCTGGCGCATGGGCGGACTTGCAGAAGTCCAAGCTGTTGGCGAATGGCAGCGAAGATAACCCCATCTTCCAGGGTGGTTCCTTCCTCGGTATCTACAACGGTGTCGTAATCCACGAGTCGGCTCGCGTTCCGAACGGCGTCAACTCTACGACCGGTGCCGCCGTTACCAACGCCCGTCGCGCTGTTCTTTGCGGTGCGCAGGCGGTTGTCATGGCAACTGGCCGTGACGAGGATGGCACGCCGGAGAAAATGAATTGGGTTGAGGAACTCTTTGACTATAACAATCAGCTCGGCGTCGCAGCCGGTATGATTGCTGGTATGAAGAAGACTCAGTTCAATGCCATGGACTTCGGGACTATTGTCTTCGCAACCTACGCGCCGCAGCCGTAAGCTAGGGAAAGGAGACAAAAGTCATGGCAATCGGAACTGCAAGGCTGCTTCACACGCAGCAAGTCCACTTCTTCCGTAAGCGTGTCAACTACAACGATGCTGGTATCGGAGCCGGTGTCTTGTTTGGTACGCTTCCGGCTGGAGCGATGATCGTCGGCCTGAATGTCCGTGTCAACACGGCGTTCAACGCTGGCACGACCAATGCCCTCAACATGGGAACAACGGCTCTCGGCACGCAGATCTTCACGGATGCTGCTACTGCCGGTGCGCGTTCGCCTACTATCCCGAATATTTCGTTCGCAGTGGATACAGATCTGTTCGTTTCGTACGCGCAGACCGGTGCGGCGGCAACGGCGGGTCAGGCGGACGTCGTGTTGAGCTACGCTCCCAACATCGATCAGTAAAGGAGACTGAGCATGGCAACGCTACGTGACAAAAAGGCTCAGTCCCAGAGGGCCTACACTTACATCGACATCAGCGAGCTTGAGGATGATCTCCGCAAGGATATTATCGAAGACGCAAATGCCGGTGGAGGTCTGTATGGTGTCCGTGTCGTTGAAGAGTCTGTGTTTGGTGGCGCTCGCGCTCCCATTTATGGAGTTTACAACGACGGGCCTGATGCTGATCGATGGGCAGCGGCGAAGAAGGAGCTTGGTCTTTCTTCGTCGACAATCGGTGATGACCAGATCGCTCCCGCGAGTGTGGAAGTTACCGATCCCCGCCGCGAGGCGGCAATTCGCGAAGCAGCGGCGCAGCGCGTCGAAGCTGAAGCAGCCCGTATCCGCGCAGGTGAAGATGCGGAGATCGAAGCCATTACGCATGGTGACCCCGATCAAACCGCAGCACCGGCGCTCAACCATACGGCAAACATCGTGGATGACACACTCGATGCAGATGCGGAAAACGAAGCCGCAAATGCCGAAAATCAGGAGCCTACCAAAGCTCCCAAGAGGTCCACGAATAAAGCGCCTCGGTAAGCGCTAAGGAGGAGGTCGGTCATGGCGACGTTTCTGGATACAGCAACTCGTATCGTGACCGACCTTCGTCGCGGCAATCTTCTAGCAGATGCTAAGGTTGCCATCAACGAAGCAATTGAAGAAGCTGCTAAGGAGCGCTTCTACTTCAACGAGATGCACACGAGCTTTGTGACGGTTCCCGGCACAGAGTACTACGATGACCAAGGTCTCGTTGAACTAGATGCGGTCTGGTACACAGATGCAGGAAGCGTGAAATACGGCGTCAACATCGAAAGTCAGCTTGATGCTAATGATCTCAGTGTCGGCGCCGTAGCAGGCGGAGCGCTCCAGTCCATCTCCCGATATGGGGGTCAGCTCCGCCTGTACCCTGTTCCCAGTTCCGTCGTCACAATATATCTGGACGGATATGGCAAGCTAGCACCCTATCCACTAGTTGCTGACGGTGACACAAACGCTTGGCTCAACGATGGGCTGCAATTCATTCGCAACCTTGCAAAGCGCAATGTTCTGCGCGATATCATTCGCGACTATGGCGAAGCGCGCGTAGTAGAAGGCGTTGCCGAGGATTACAAAAATCAACTAATAGAAAAGACAACTCTTAAGTCTGCTACAGGCCGTATCAGGAGTACGCAGTTTTGACTGCTCTAGTTCAGCTTACTGATATTGCGCCCGACTCTATTGATCGGAATGTCATTCCGTTCGGTGAGTGGCTTCCTGATCTACCGACATACGAAAATCCTGGAGCTATTGAAGCTCTAAATGTCATCCCGGCTGAAGGCAGCTATATTCCATTTCTACAGCACAGCCCAAGCAACACGGCCATTCTACCAGACGCCGCGCGCGGCGCGCTAGGCGTTATTCAAGACACGGACGTCGTTCAAGTATACGCGGGTACAGTTAACGGTATACACACGAGCGTCGGTGCCGGATTCGTCAGCCTCTTATCAGCTCCCGTGAGCGCTGACTATGCGTGGAAATTCGTTCGTGTGAATGAGCAAATGGTGGCGCTTCATCCTAACCATGTGCCTGTTCGTACGCCAGTACAGAGCACGACACCAGCCGTCAATGTAGGTGGCAATCCGCCAACAGCGGCGTGCGGAGCGCAAGTTGGTGATTTCTTGATGCTTGGCAATTTACTCAAGGATCCTGATGACTTCAATGGCAAGTTTCCTTCGCGCATACGCTGGGGCGGAGAAAATAACATAGATCTTCCATGGGTCAGCGACCCTGCTACACAAGCTGACTTTCAAGACATGCCGCCCGAAGGTGGTCCAGTCATTGCCATTGCTGGACGTGAAGTCGGTACTATTTTCCAAGCGCGTATGATTAGCCGCGCCACCTATCGCGGCCCGCCAACAATCTTT